GCCATACATTGGTGTTGCAACAAGAACTTTCATGAAAGCCTTATAAGTGAGGTTGTACTGGTATTCGGTGGAAATTCCACTTGGAACGTCGTAGTTGAAGTCTTGTCTGAACCAAAATCAAGAACACAAATTGCTGGATTGCCAGTTGTTACTTGGTAAATCAGAGCACCCCGAGCAGTGAAAGCACCACTCCAAGAAGCATTAGAAAAGTCAACGTAAGTAATGCCTGTGGAACTATCAATAGCAAGTGAAGGAGTGATAAGCTCCCCGCCCGCCGTGTAGCCCGTAGCCACAACTTCACCAGTCGTCGTATAAGCCGTTGTGGTCTGATCGAGCGTAGCATCGTTTGTGTACAAAGCTATCTTAAACGTCTGAGCTGTTGTTGCCGAAAAATCAAAATCTCCCTCAAACAATTGTTGCTTGAAGGAGTTGCATGTGTAGTTACCAGTAAAAGCCATCAGTTCACCGGCACTCTAAGTTGGCCGGAGCGATAAGAATCTCTGCGGTCCATACCGTCACCAAGACGTTTAGCAAGCATGATGGCTTCTTCGTATCGTTTTGTATACTGAGCAATCACATCCGCCTCGCCCTTCATATAGGTATATCCCTCGATCAAAGCACCATAGAGGAGTACAGAGTCAAAATTATTACCAAGCCAAGATGTACTAGCTGTAACGATTGACTCGGGGTAAGCGTAGTAATTAAGTTGTATCTGGTATGCTTGATCTGGAGTAGGAGCAAGTATAAAGCTCGTGTCATTAGTGATCGTGCCCCCGGTAGTTGTAGGCCCAAATAAAGCGTAGTACTTAGGAATCCCAGTTGTCGTTGGGTTAGGGTACGCGGCCCTGATGTATTCCACATCTTTATTTAGAAGAAACTCATAACTACCCGTGGGGCTGATAACAATAAAACTATACGATGCCAAAAAATCAGTTGGGCAGTTTAGGTACATAGCCGTCGAAGGTGACACCGCATAACTGCCTGTTACGCCTGCTTGCGTTTTCCTGAATCTTGGAAACTGTACAGAATTATAGATACGCTGTTCAGCTTGTTGAATAAAAGTATCAATCTGCTGTTTTGCAGTAAACGTAGCTGTACCCGATCCAGACGAATCCGCCCCAGTAAACGAGGGAAAGTCGTTTTCCAGATAGCCTTGAATCGTTTTGAAAAGGGTAGCGTAGTTCACGCCATCGGACCTCTAGACATCAAACCTTTTGTAGCCGCTCCCGTACCACGCATTTTGATGCCGGTAGTCTTCGGCTCAGGATAGTTAGACCGCTGAATATTGCCTACGGACATGTTAACGTCAGAAGCCTTCAAACGATTGCCGCCCATATATCCAGCGTTTCTAATATCTGTACCAGCTTTACCGTCCATTGTATGCGGCTCGGCGTAGACGGGAGCTTGCCCGACTTCCTTACCCATCAATTTTTGACTGAACTTAGCCATTACTTTGCTCCCATTTTGTATTTAAACGAGGGCGATTTCTGATTAGCAATTTTAGCCATGTTACGGCCTAACGCCTTCATTTGGGCATTAGTCTTACCGCCTTTGGCAAGCTTAGTCAGCGGTTGGCCTTTGTGCTTGGCTTTCTCATGCTTGTGTACTGCACCAGCAACCATTTTCTTGTCTTGGGCTAAGTCTTTCTTGTCCATCACAGACTCCTATGTAACATTTACAGTAACAGTGCCCAGCGTGATGCCCAGCACAAGATTATTTGGCGTCAGCCCTGTATCGTAAGATCTAGCTCCACCTACAGGTGCCCATCCCCACTGGATAATTCTACTACCTCCAGAGGGATCTCCGCTACCTAATTGCGTCGTCGTAGTATTGATCTGCAATCCATTTAAACCACCCACACGATAAGTTGTATCAGGACGAGGATTCCGCAAAGCCTGTGGGTCATCTACAGGATACATACCAAGCTGCAACTGAGGTTGATCTTCTTCCCAGCAAGTAGGGCAGACAATGATATTAACGTTTTTAGTCTTGATAACAAGACCACGCAATTCTTTCAGTTTGTATCGAAAGCCACACCTATCGCACTGCGATATAGCCCATTTACCCGATGCAAACCGATTAGGCATTTCAGTAAAACAACTGCCGTGGTGCGAGGCGCAACGGAGCTTTCTCGCGGTCTTCAGACAACGCAAGCATTAACTGCTCTTCGTACATTTCTTTTAGCATAGCTACGCGTTGCGCTGCTTCAGGTATCTTTAACGATATGTAGTAAGCAAGTCCTGAAACGAGACAATTGAGCAGTCTGAACGGGATGTCTTGGATGTTTGTGCCTGTACCCGCATCCTGCATACGGCGTAATCGCCAGTACACAAAGGTGTAGTAGTTGTCTTGGTCTGGCGCGGGCCAGACGTTGATATTAGGCGGCAACACACCCGTAGTCTGGTTAGTCCCATAGGGTCCAGGGAGCGGATAGATCTGACCGCTCTGTCTGTTAATCCAAACCTGAATGGGTCTACCTTGAGCATTTTTGTTCGGTATGGTTGCGTAAGTATCTACCGAAATGCGACTGATATTAATGTCTGTTTGCTCAATACCAGTCTGCGTACGAATTATTTGTTCAACAAGATCTACGGTATCCACAGGCAGTGCATAAGTTATCGTGCCCGTGGTCATAGCAATCTGACCCTGCTCAATTGTCCACAGGTTAATACCTCGGTTAGCCCATTCAGTAAACATCAGATTCATAGAGCGACGAGCCGTACGATGCTCATATCCAGTACGAACTTCTAATCCGCACCGCTCAAACGCTTCTTCAATAATCTCGTTTAGATCAAGATTAAAGACTGATGTACCTGAAGTTGTACTCACTTCATTCCTCTAAGAGTCTTAGCAAGCCTAGCTCTTTGCCCTAGTTTGCCCGGAGCTTTGGTAGCTCTATCAAGCATCTTTGCAGGGATCGGCTTTTTACCTTTAATGCCAAGCTGTTCACGAAGCGCCCCAGGCTTAGAGATAGCCTTCTGTATCCATTTCTCAGCCATTATCTGTACCTCGCGGTTTTAGTAGCAATGCCTTTTGGCTGTTTGACGAATTGCTTTCCCGAGCGTTTTCCAGCGCGTTTAGCTCTTGTTGTCGCAGCGTACTCAGCAGGTGTAAGAGCATTGATTGCCGCCTCTGGGAGATACCGCTCGCCAGTTGCTTTTGAACCCTGTGTGCTAGGTTTGCCACTGCGTGTCCTCCAACGTTGGTCTCCCCAAGCTTTTAGACTCTGCTGAGGTGCTTTAAGAGCCATCACCATAACTCCCGAAAGCTTCTAAGTATTCTACGGCGTTTTTAAGCGTGGATACACTATCTTTAAACATCCCAAGTGCCCTATTGCATTGCTTACACAAAACGCCCCTAAACTCACCTGTTTCATGGTTGTGATCTATGGCACTGTCGATTAGTTCAATTTCTGTTTTGCAAATTGCACAACATTCTTCCTGACGTTCATACCTATCAACCAATTCTTCTGGTGTTATGCCCCTTCTAGCGCATCGTTTAGCCAAAGTCCAACTATCTTTAGCTCTGTACTCCCTAACACGTTCTGGGTTATTTTCTGTCCAGCGACGGTGCTCTTTAAATAAGCAAGTATTACAACGACTTTTTAGTAAATGTGTTTGAGACCCGCCTCTATTTCTAAAAGAAGCTAAAGGCTTTTCTTCCCCACACATTGAACACCGCTTAATCTCGATATCCACCGCCACGAGCCTTATATTTCATAGCTAATAACTGACTTTTTCGTGCTGACCACTGCCCCGGCGATCCACCTTTACCACCAGCTTTTATGCTGTTGAACAATGCTTTACGCATCCCCGGCTTGGTGTAATTGCCAGCTTCGTTCACACGGGACTCGCCACCTTTGGAAAACGCCTTGAAATCAGTGTCATCCCGCCTAGCTTTGGTAACCGGCTTGGGCATCTTGGAGGCGCGAATCGCCCCCATCCCGCGTGAGGCCATCATGTCAACACTTCCCGCCGTAGGCCATTTTCTTTTTAGCCATACCGCCTTTTTTCATACCACCAGCCATCTTGACCATCGTGCCTTTGGTCTTGCCTTTCATAGCAACACCATCACGACTAGGAGCTGCGGTCTTCACTGCGCCCATCTTGCTTGCGGCCATACCGCCTGATTTGTAACCTTTCATTTCAGCTTCCTCATGTTTAATCATAGATTTAGGAGCACCCTTGGCTTTCATAAAGCCAACTTCTTTCTTCATCATTGCTTTAGATTCTTTCACTTCACCACCTCTAGCTTTGCTAAATTCACGGCCTACGGATTGAGGGACATCAACTTTCTTTGCGAACTTCGGATTGTTCGCTACTGCTTGCATAAACTTCTCTTGCTTTGCGCTAACTGTGGGCATCAGTACATCTTCCCACGGGTTTTACCCTTTTTAGCTATACCATCAGCACGTTTAGAAGCGGAAGCAACCTTACCGCCTTTTTTCATGCCGGGAACCGCACCTGCTGGCATACCTTTAGCTTTCTCTGCCTCTTCTTCGGCTTTGTTTTTCTTATAGTCTTTGTACATAAGCCCTGGAAGAAGTCCAACAGCAAACCCAGCGTTATCACCGCTTAAATTGGCTATAGGAGAAAGTGCTTTGAGAATATCTTTACCGCCCATTTTCGTCATCCTTTTTTAGCGAGGGCATCAATCTTTGCTTCAAGCCTTTCAAAGCCTGTATCAAATCGTTCCATAATCTTTTCAAGGTCTTGCCTAACTTCTGCACGAGTGATGTGATCACGAGCGATTTCCTCCCTCGTTTTGTTCAGTAGGATCTGGATGCGCTGCTGTTCCTCATGGGAGTTTTTTAGCATAAACATCACCAGCCCTACTAAAATTGAAGTGATTAGGTTCCACAGAATGATCGGGTCCATTTAGCACTTCCAAGCTTTTAGCGACAACGCTTTGCGCGTTGGTCGCCCTTTTTCATCTTTCATTGGCCCAGGCATCCCACTCATCCTTGCAC